CGGCTCCACATACGCCCACTCGTCACCATTCAACGTCACCGTCGCCGCCTGCGCGCTGTCCTCAGTGAACGTTGTCGCCTCGACTTCTGACTGGGTCCGGTTCGTGAAATCAGCGTCGAACACCAATGTCCCGACACCTTCGTCGTAACCGTTCTCAACCTGCGCGTTGTAAACCTCACCGGTCAATAACTGAGCCGTACCCGTATTATCAGTCCCGACCTCGAGCACGCCGGTACCGGAATAGATAGACGTGGCGCCCGCGCCCGCGACGGTCGAACCAAGCTGCGCCCACGTCGGAGTTGCACCGGTCCCGCCGGAATAGAACTTCACATCACCACTCGACACATCCAACGTACCAGCGACCCACAACTCAGCCTCATCAGAAACCGTCGGCGCGACCGTCGAATCAGACAAAACGACAGTGCCCGCGGCTCCGTCGGTTGACCACGACATTCGCAACACGCCAGTCGTGTCGACCATGAAACGATAAGACCGTTCGTCGCCAGTGTCTTCCCACTTCGCGATCAGCGTCGTGTCGGCCGCAGGCGTCCAGTCCAACAGCGCGAACTTCCCGGCCAACCAAATATCACCAACGATATCCAGCGCGGCAGCGTCAGGTGTGCTCGCATACTCTCCAGCTACCCCTGGCAAGTGCAGATAGCTCATGGTCCACCAACCTCAACCGGCGACCAACTAGCCGGAACGCCCGACCCCATGCGCACCGCCCCCGGTGTCCCCTGAGCATCCAAAATCTCCTGCCACGGATTCCCACCATCAGAAAACGAAACATCCCGCGGCAACACCAACGGATTCGTCCGCGCAGGCGACTCGCAGAACGCTTTGATGTCCCGACGCAACCGCGGCAAATTATCCACCGTCCCAACCACATTCCCATCCGAATCGAGCACGTCTGTTTGCGGCACCGTGTATCCCGCAGGCACATCCGACAGGTTCGCAAGAGCGCAACCAAAATATGCGACCACCCTGGCCTTAAACCGCCAGTCGTCGAAAATGAACCAACGCACCCCGCCCGGCGTCTCATATTCCGCCGGGACACCCAACTGCAGCACATCGCCCAGGTGGCGAATGATTTTCTTATTGCGGGCAGACAAACCCTGCCACGATGTCTTTCGGATACCGAGCGTCGCCATTACTCAGGCACCGTCACAACAACGACCCGGTACTGGACCGAAACGAAAATGTTCCCAGCAGCCGACGACGTGTACGTCAACGCCTCATTATCCGCACACCGAAACAACTCATCCTTAACCGAATCGCCGACATTCGCGACGCTGCCACCGTTCGCGGAACAGTATTGGCGCCAACGCAACGTGCTGTTCCCCGTCTCGAGAGACACCGTCTGTTGCGTGTCCGTCGAAATGTAAAGCGACGTCACCGCGATCTGAGAACCCGCGCCAGGCGCCGCCACCAACGACGTGTCCGTTTGCGCAGTCGACTGCACATCATTAGCCGAAGCCATCCCAACCTACCTTCTTGTTTTCAGGCGCCTACCGCACTCGACAACAAATCAAACCAAGACGAATCCTCAGACGTGTCCCCGAAATTCGGGTTCGCCACCACGAACGTCAAACTGCCACCAGTCACCGTCATCTCAACGTAAGGCTCATCAGCGTCATCAGAAACATCGTCACTCATCAGAATCCCACCTCTTCGAAACCCACACCGGCTCCACTACCGGCTGCGCCACCTCACCCGGCCACAACACTTCATCCGGAGTGCGATGACCCCACCGGTGCACCGCCACACCAAACATCCCATCAGGGACAGCCACGAACTCGTCACTGTCACGGTCAGGCCACACCCCAACCCGAGCCGCGACCTCCGTCAACAACGCAGGGCCCGTCTGCTTGTTCATCGCCTTCGCCGGCGACGCAGCGACCATCGTCGGCAAGAAATCCACAACCGCAGACCAAAACCCGTGACCAGACGGACCACCCAAAACTGCGTTACTCAAATAGCGTCGATGCGGGGACCGGACAGCGAACGCTCGACCAGCCACCACATCCAACAAACCATCCAACGGTTCAAGCGGCTCCAAATCGCAGTTCACGTACACGCCACCGAACTGCTCCACCAACTCATACGCTGCGATGTCGGCTTGTTGGACTTGCCGTGCCGTGGCTTGTTTGCCGCCGCCAGCGACGCCACCCCACGTCACCCCACACCGACCAAACAAATACTGATTCCGCAACACCGGCAAATCCTCGTAACCCCAATCGTGGACCCGCCACCCAGGATTCAACCTCACCCAACCAGCACCGAACTCCTGGTACACGTCAGGCATCGGACGCGGACCGAACCACAACCTGTGCACCAGACGCGGTATCACTCCCACCACGGACCTACCCTGAACGGCGTCCACGATTCGGCCAGTCCCAACAGCCGGTAATACTCATCATGCAGCCGGTCGTACGCGATGACCCGGTACCGGTCCAGAATCCCCGTGCCCGCTAAAGCGTCGCGTTGTTTAAAGAACGCGTAATGTGCGACCAGAGCGTCGCCGCAAATAGCGTTCTTGACATCATGCGTTTCCGGGTAGTCGCCGGTGATCCACGACTCTTCCTCATATCCGTCGAGCTCGCCACCGAATTCGGCCCATGTTGAACCGAACCACGCAAAACATCCCACTGAGAACCGCAACGGGCGCCCATCGACCGTCTCCAACACCTCAGACGGAAAGAACAACTCTTCAGTAGTCCCAGCGTCTATCCGGTCAAGTAACAGCTCGTGGATGTTGACAGCGAATCGTCCGTCGCCCCACGCCACCGGATCCATGCAATGCTTACTGATCCGGTGCCCTCTGGGTAACTGTATGGTGCCTCGTTGCCACTGGATCGCGGAACACACCGCGTTGTTCCAAATGTTCGCGAACACCACGAAAAATTCGGGGTGGTCGATGCGGAAGTCGACAAGGTTCCGCAAAGCGTCGGGATGCTGCCACACGATGTCATCGTCGAATCGGACATAAATGGTGTCCGGGTCTGTCGTGTACTTGTAGAACCGGCCCGTGTTGAGTTGCTTCGGCTTAAGCGGCGGTTCCCGATCATCCAACGGAACAGGGCAAACAAACCCGTCACGCTGCGCCTCCATCCAAACCAAATCGTGGTGGACGTCCGTGTTCACCCACAACAACACCCCATCAAGAAACCCCTGTTGAGTTCGTAGCAGCGCAAGGTTCGGTTCCAGCATCGCCATCCGACCCGCCGGGATGCACGCAACTATCTTGTAGCCACGATGCACGACGCAACCTCACAGCACTTGGCGGAACCAATCCAACGTTTCGCCCACACCGTCACCAAGCGAAGTGAAATCGTCGCCACGCCAACCCAACGGTCCCAGCGACAACACATCAGCCAACACCGTCGAACCCTCCGGTTCGCCCTGACGCATCGCCACAAACCGATGATCCCGGCTCGACCCGGCAGCCGCAGCAACCACATCAGCGATATCAGTCACCGTCAACGCCACACCCGTACCAGCCTCATACGTCAACCCGCCAGGATGCGGCCCCGCCTCCAACGCATCGACCATAATCTGCGCCACATCAGCGACATGAACCATGTCCATGATCTGAGTGCCGTCACCGTAGATCTCTATCGGTTCGCCCGACAGCGCCAACGCAGCGAACGTCGGCATGATCTTGCGGACTTTCCCCGCGCCCCACGGCGCCGGCAACGCCTGACCTGGCCCGTACGCATTCAACGCACGCACCGCCGCTATCTGTGTGCCCCGATACGAGTTAAACATTCGACTGAACCGCTCCGCAGCGGTCTTCGTAATCGAATACGTGTTCTCCATCCACCAGTTCCCGACGCAAATGTACGCCGCCGGCATCGCGTACTGAGCCACCGCCTCGAACACATTCAACGAACCAAGAATGTTCGTCTCCGCAGCGGGCATCGGATTGTGAATCGTTTCCTGCGTACCCAACACGGCAGCCAAATGAACCACACCGTCGACATGCGCCACCGCTTCAGTCACCGCAGTCGCATCCCTGACGTCCCCAAGGATCGTTTCCCAATACGCGTCCCGGTTCCCGCGGCGGTCCAACACCACAGGCACATAACCTCGAGAGTCAAGTTCCCGGCAAACGTACTGACCGATAAACCCTGACCCGCCAGTAACCAAAACCGTGTTCACTCGATCTTGTACCCGTACTCGACCGCCAACACCTTCAACCGGTTCAACCAATCCCCCGCCGGCAAATCACACCACCCCAACGACGACGGCCCGAACCCGGCAGCCTCACGACTGTTCACATCCGTCGGCACCAAACTGATCGCCGCCTCCAAATCCAAACCCGAATGGAAACCCCCAGCCGCACGCGCCACACCAACCAAATCCACCCCCGTCACATCCTCCAACCGCACCCACAAATCCGCAAACGGCGCAATCAACTCATTCCACACAACCCACCAAGCAACAGCCCGCTCAACCGGCGACCCAAGCTCCCACACCTCAGGCGCCCAACCCTTAGCGAACTCCACATACGGAACATGCACCGCCGCCGGATCATCGTCGAAAAACCCCACACCAACGAACGAGTTCACGACCCGCAACGGATCCCGCAACACATGCAACACATACCCATCGAAACCGTCCAAGAACGGTGCAGCCATCCACGACGAATCGCCGCGACGCCAACCCCACTCCGGCCCGTCATACCCAAACACTTTCTCGTGATGGCAAGGCACACCAGCAGTAGACAACACCTTCGACATAAACCCCGTACCAGAACGACCCGTGCCAGTCACAACAAACCTGTGCGACTTCGTCCACGCATCCCAATACGCCCGATTAATCTCCACCATTTTCATGTGCCCGAACTCGACAAGCGTGTTCACGTAAATAGGGAACCCCTCGGCCCTGGCACGCAAACAAAACGTGATGTCCTCACCCGTTGGTTTGTCGCCCAGCTTCAAAACCTGGAACCACTCCCACGGCGGCTCAAACTTCTCAGCCAGCTTCAGGAACACGCTCCGGTGAATCAGCAAACACGCGCCACCAGTCGCGTCCACCGGCAGCAACCCGTCGCCCCAGTCCTCTAAACGAATCAGGTTTCCCGTCTCCAAGTCCATTTGGAACAGCGTCGGGAACCAGCCATCACGGCCACCACCGAAACACAACCCACCAACAATCGGACGATCTTCGGGATGAGCCCCACGCAACAACAAATCCAACGCGTCCGGCCCAAACGACATGTCGTCGTCCAACATGAACAACCAATCAGCCCCAGTCGACATGAAATGTCGAACCAGGTTGTTCCGCCCCGAAGCGATCATCGGCCCCGACTGCTTCGGCAACACCCCCAACAACTGAGGGAACTGCGGATCCTCCACAGCACCCATCAACATGTACGACGTCAAATCCGTCAACGACCGCGTAAACGCCAACGTCGTAACACCACTCGACAAATACCCGATAACCACCGTCTCCGGCTGCGCCTCAACAACCATCTACTCAACCGGAGCCTTCGGTACCTTCTTCACCTTCGGCTTCGCCCGCGACTTCACAGCACGCACCCCACCAGGCGAAGCAACAGCCGACTCAACAACCTCCAACTCAACCCCATCATCCGGACCAGCCTCAAACGAGTAAAACGAATCACGCTGCATCCTGTTCAACCCAGCAGGCAACTCCACATAACCCGGATAACCATCAGGAGCCACATAATCCGGATTGAAAATGTAACGAACACCACCCACCCTCAAAGCAAACGGATCACGCGGAAGAAAACGCTTAGACATTTACAGCCTCTCGACTAGACGCAACTGATTGCGTTTACGGATATAGACAATCGACGCTTGCAAGATGACAGGATCATGTTGCAGATACCCGATACCTATATTGCAAGAAAAGCAGAGCAACCCACCGACGACACCAGTATCTCGGTCGTGGTCAACGGCCCATTGCTTGTGTGTCCCGCCGGGTGTGTCGGTTCGACAAATGGCGCACCGCCCACCCTGCGATTCCAACATCGCGTCCCAGACTGCGACGGTGAGCCCGTAGGTGTTCATCAGGTGGTCGGCACGGCCCTTAACGCTGCGGCACTCTTTACACTGGGCCTGGTGGCCGGTGGCGCTTCGGGAATCTCGAGAATACGCGCCCCAAGGTTTGTAAACGTCGCAACCCGAGCAAACACGACCAAGAGCAGTGACCTTGTCGTCGCGGCCCCGCACTGAACCCAACCCTCCGGTCCTCGCGACTCTGCGAGAATGCATCGAACAATACGTGCCGGCTTCAGCACCTTGCGGGCTAGAGCAACCAGTCATCGTGCAGAACCGACCCAATCTTGACTGGTAGCAGGGCACACACAATCCGGTGCCCAAATTCACAGCCCGCCTGGAACAGCCGTCGGCCTTGCAGTCCTTGCTAGAGTTCATCATGTCGATGCCTCCTGGTTAGGTGTCGTCCACGATCCCCGGCCACCACCAATGGCGCGGGGGTCAATAACTTGTGTGGCGAATGAGGGGCTGTTACACCCCCCATTTTACACCACAAACAGTCAACTCTTAAGAGTCAACTTATGTCGAATGCAAGAGACGGAAGGCACCGTTAGCCACGGCGTCTGCTCCTGTACGATACCAAGCAAACCAGCCCTTTTGTCCGACTGGCCTGTTGTTAGCACCGAAGACCTGAGGAACGAATTCCACAGTTGTACCAATGCGATCAGCAATCACGTAGTGACTGAAGTCACCGAAGACCAAAATATAATCCTCTGTAGTGCTGATAACCCCGTCCATCGCTTCAGCCTCATACGCAGGCCGACCCAACAGAGCATTCGGCACATCACTCGGCAAACGCTCCCACAAACCAGCACCACCAGCAGTATCAAACTGCCGAATGTCGTTGTATATGGCGCGGTTAGCCAAGAACGAACCGTTCACGCGGAACCGGGCCGGAAGGCCCTCGTCCAACGCATAGAGATCCGGTAGACCAAAGGTATCCGTGGTCACGCTCGCGATGATCGAGGCGCTGATCGTATTCAACGCCGTGATAATCCCAAACGGCTGACCCGAACCAGAACCGGTAGCGAACGCTGTTGACTCCAACGTGTCCTTACCAGCAGCCATCAACTTCGCGACCTCACCAGTCACGTTCGCTTCGTCCTGCAAAGCCTCGAGGCTGATAGGCACATAGCCCTCACCACGATGCACGGTGATCTGCGGATTCGCGAATGTGCTCGCATCGTCGCTAACTTGCGTTGCTTCGGTCGCCCAACTCCAGGACGTTTCACCCGCTGAAACAGCGTTGTAAACGTTACCCGTAGCGATAACCTCTTTCGCGGCCAACCTGATCTGGTTCAACGAACCATTAGTCGTGTTAATCACGACAGGGTCAAGCTGTTCCGGTATGAGGAATCCACCGGCGGTGGTTGTCAGCGACATTGCACGCTCGACGGCCTTGGCCTCTTCAGGCGTGTACGTGTTCGCCAGACCCTTAGCTGCCTTACCGAATGCACGCATGTACGCGGGTGACGTGGTCAGCAAAGCGTGCTTCGCCAAATCGCCCTTGTCGTTGTCGAACTCGTCGATGATGTTCGCCATTGTTTCGCGGACACCGTCGTTCGCTCCGGGCATCTCTTCGATAGCGGACATGGCCCGCGACCTGAGCTCACCGGCGACCTCTTCGGTCGAACGGTTGAACGTCCGCACCTCAGACAGGTCCCAAGGATTCTTACCACGGAAGTCCTCAACGGACCGCGGCTCCCCAACAGGGTCATCATCCAACGATGGCGTCGGGTTGCCTTTGTGAGCAACGATGTCGCGACCGGTAGCCGCGTCGACCCTGGCAACCAAAGCCGCCCGGTCAAGATCGCGTTTCTGAGTGTCGAGCGTCTCGAACTCGGTTTCGAGTTCACGCAGGAACTTCTCATCCTCGACGTTGATAACTTCTTTGCCTGCGACGCGGCGGATCTCATCGCCGACGTCTTTCTGGCGGTTAACGACCGCCTTGTATGAAAGCTCTGACCCCTCAGGGTACAAGCCGTCCTTATCTGTCATTTCCTACGTCCCTTACCATTTCGATGAGACCTAGACGCCACTGTTCACGTTCGGTGAGTTGGGCGATGCGGTCCTCGAGATCAGATGAGTGCTTCCGCGGTTCGTCTGGCGCAGAGTGCTCGCGCGGTTCTGCGACTTCTTCCAACGGCTCCGAGTGCTCACGCGGTTCGGTAACCGTTTCTGTATCGGGGGTGTCGCGCGCCTCGGCGACATCCTCAACCAAATCTATAGTTTCGTGGGGGAACTCTGTGCGAACAAACGCCTCGAGCCTCGGATCGGCACGCAACCCGACATCAGTGCCGTCGTATGCCGGGAACGTCACCGGCCCGAACTCGAACAGCTTCGCTTCAGTGACGGTCCGCACCGGTACGTCGCCTTCGTCGTCCCACACGTCGCCGCCGACCGGCACCGAGAAACGAAACGACATGCCATCCAACGCACCATCACGCAGCAACGGTCGGATGCGTTCCCGGTTGAAATCAGTGTCAGCCAACGGAACCTCCACACGCAACCCGATTTCGTCCTGTTCGATGACACGCGCCTTCCCTAACGGCATTTCCCCGATGCTGGGGTCGTGGCCGTGGTTGAACAGAACCTTGATTTTGTCGCCGCGCTGCTTCAACGTCTTCGTAAACGCACCAGGCGCGATGCGCTCAACGAACTTGCCTTCAAACGAATCGATGAGCGTGTCTTGATTGAACACGGCGGCGTGGCCGATGAGTGTGTTGCCGTCGTCGGCGGTCCCCATATTGGGGGATGCCCGGTACTCGTCGGCCCCTTCGGGAATATGGGGAATCGTCATTCTTCTTCCTCTGGTTCGTCGGGTCCTGGTTCGTCGGGTTGCGAATCTTCCGGAGGCAACAACTGGACTGACATCAGACCGGTGTGTTGCAGGCCAGTCATGTCGCCAGACTGCACGGCCTCTAGTGATGTTTCGGGGGTCCACCCTGAGCGCAGCAACGCCTCGAGTGTGAGCGCGTTCGTTTTCTTGATGTCGGCTTCGTCTTTCGCGTCTTGTCGCAACGCTGCGACGTGCGAATCGTCGTACCACAGTTCGGTTCCGCCGGGCACTTCCACGATTTGACCCAACGCGGCGCACACACTGTTCCAGGCGGGTCGTATCGTGTGGTCGGCCATGCTCCTCATCGCCATCCCATAATTCGAATACGTTGCAGCGTCGAGTCCTGAACGGAACGACACGATGATCGGCGGGACGCCACCGGCCGAAGCGATACGACCCTCAACTGATTTCTGTACGTTGATGAAATCCATCTGATGGAAGTCGGCGCCAACGACCTTCAAGTCGGCGCCCTGGTCCATGACCAACGTCTTGTAAGCGTTCTCGACGCCCGTGTACCTGCGTGCAAGCTCAGACCGCAGGATCTCGCGTCCGTCAGAACTCATGGTGCCTTCGACCTTGACGAACATGTTCGGGGTCGCCGCGTTCTCGAAGAACTTGCCTTGGTGGCGTGTCATGCGAAGGTCGTTGCGGATTTCGTCAAGGACAGCTTCGACCCAGGCGACACCTAAAAACTGTTTGTTTGGATGCGGGATGGGAGCCCAGTGAGCGACTTCGTCAAGAAGCAGGCGCACCGGACTCCCGTTCCCACGTCCGTCCCGCCACCACGCATAACCAACCTTCTCGCGGCCGTTCGACTCAACGTCAACCCGCTCAGGGTCCAACACTTGGAGCCTGACCGCGCCGTCGCGGCTCGTCACCTTCGCGACATACGCGTTCCCCGACAGCGACGCGTCCATCTCCATGCGCGTCAACAACTCGGTCGCGGTGCCGCCCGGCCACGGACGCTCCAACAACGACAAACCTTCCGTCCCGAACGTCTTCGCTGTGCGCAGATTCCGCCAAGTGAAATTCACTTCAGCGAACACTTTGATGCGCGCCATAATCACAGCGTGAACAATCGGGGACGCCAGGAACGCGCCACGGTTCCCCGACAAGGCGCCTTCAGTGTTGCCCTTCCAGGTCGGGAAGATTTCGAGTAGCCCGACTCGTTCTTCGGCGGCGCGGCGCATTCTTGAAAGCAGGTTCATTCACCATCTCCGAAATCATGCAACAAGCCGAAACCGACGACGCCCACACCAGCAAGAATCAAAGCGGCAGGCCAGAAAATGAACGCCACCCCGGCGACGATCCAGGTTGCGCCCACACCAACAACCAACTCGGCACGCACAACAAGCCTCCGGGTCAAACGATCATCACTTGGACATCAACGGTCGACTCGTCGCGTCGCCACGTCGCACGGTCATACGCGATCACCGCCGCGATAGCAGCATCAATCTTCCGATCAGGATGGTCCTTCTGCAACACATACCCGCCAGGGAACTCTTTGATCGTCGCGTTCGCTACGTGCCGCGCCAGAGACGCGTCGCCGTCATGCGTTAAGAGCTCGTTGACTGCAGCGTCGTAGAACTTCGCGGTCGCTGGCGCCATCTTCGGCCGCGCCTGCGGATACTCCAACACCCGATCGTCACCGTACCGGTCAACCCACTCATCCAGAAACAGTGTCCACCGCGACGGGTCACACGCCAACTCCAACACGTCCCATGTTTGGAACGCCTCATCAACACGAGCGTCAACTTCGTTACGGGGAACCCGCCAATCCTTCGCATTCGGTGGCCGCTCCCACACACCCACCTTGAACAAATGGCCATCCAACGTGCAACCCCACAACGCTGTGCTGTCGCCGCTGTAGGATCCGTCGAAGCCCATGACTATCGGGGTGCCGTCTGGTACGTCGCGGCCCGCCGCCGTGAGGCCGTCCCAGACTCCAGGCGGGAGCCACGACCTACCAGCCGTCACCCAACGATTCAAATGATACCGTTCGAACTCGTGCGACGGGATCTGCGAGTACCGGCCCGCTATGCGCTCCGGGTCTATCCACGGCGCCAAACGGTACGCCTCCGTCGTCGCCGCCAACAACTCATCAGGGTCCGACAAATCGAAACCGTCCGACGCCGCTTGCCAAATGAACAGAAACGACGGGTCGTCAATCTCGCCGCTGTTGACTTTCCGACCGTACTCGTACAGCTCGAATAACAGATCCGAAGTGTCGGGGTCGCCGGCAGTCGAAATGTTGATCTCAAGACCGGACGCCCGCTTACGCAACGAATTACCAACCACCGTATGCACACGCCGCTTACGACCAGTCCACTCATGGACCTCGTCAGCCACAAACGCCGTCGGCAACGAACCATCCTGCGTGCCAGCCTCAGCAGCAATCCGATACAAACGACCCGGCCGATCCACCAACTGAATCCGGTTCTCGAACACTTCGCACCACGGGTCTAGCTCACCCTCTTTGACCATCACCGCAGCGGCCCCGAAACACAACCTCGCTTGCTCATACGACGCCGCGCCAACCGGCACGTTCGGTGACTGGCGCAGCAACGGCCACTCACCCTCGAGGACGCCGGGATGGGCAACAACCGGACCAGCCAACTCAGCCAACGCCCACGCTGCGGCGCCCTCAGTCTTCGCGCACCCCTTCGGCAAACCAACCACAACACGGTCAACCAAACGACGAAACGTGTGACGATCGAACCGGTACGTCTGATTGACCGCCTCGCACAACCACGCCGGCGGTTCGAACCGTTTCCCGTACAAATCGCCTTCGGCGTGCACCAACTTGTCACGCATCCACGCCAACACGAACTCGCCGATGCTGGGATGCTTAGATGTCGATGACTCCTGGTCCCGCGTCTTCGTCGTCGTCACGCGTCACCTTCATCATGTCCTCAAGCGACTTGCGCGCCTGACCCAACTGCACCCCAAGATTCAACCGAGCCCGCGGCGTCAACCCGAAACGATCCTCCAAATTGCGGATCTCAACGTCATACCGCGACATCGCTTTAGCCAACGGGTTCTCGACCATCTGGCCGGTGGAACCAACAATCATCATGTTCTCTTGCGCCGCACGTAACGCCCGTTCACGCAAATCGAGCAACGTCGCCAACCGACGCACCGCCGGAATATCCGTATCCGCGCCAACAACCGCCACCAAATCAGACGACCAAAACGCCTGCCACCACTCACGAATCTCAGCAAGCTCAACGTTCGGACAGTCAGGAACCTC